GCGCTGGACGTGCAGAGTGCGCGTAGTGATGCGCTGTCGGCTGAACTGAAGCAAAGCAAGATTGACGCCGGATGTTACAAGCATGGTATGGAGCAGTCGAATAAACGGCTGACAGAAATTGCAGCAGAGAATGCGGCTCTGAAGTCTGGGCAGTTATTTTTCATGTACAGCGATGAAACTGGTTTTGAGATTCACAAAAGCCAAGAAAGAGCAATCGCATCAGCTAAAGACATGATTGCTGTATGTCGAGAAGAAGCAGTCCAAGACGGATGGCCTGAAGATGCTGACACCATCTGCTGGGGCGTGATTATGCAAAAAGCGATAGAGACAAATTTCGAAAAACCATCTGAGCAAAATGGCTGGATTGGCTGGTCTGAATACAATCTTAACCCTGAATTAGAAACCCCGGCCACCGACGCATTCAGTCGCGAGCTACAGGCGCAGGGTGTGGAAGCAGGGATTGAGCGCGTTATTACAATGATTAATCACCAGTCAACCGGCGTATCGGCTTCAATCAATGTCTTACGCACATTCGCCGCCCAACTGCGCGGTAACAGCAATGGAGGTGCAGCATGAACACAACCGAACTGGCGATCAACGCCGCAATGCTTTCCTCAATCGAAGGGTTTGCATTCCTTGTCGTTGATTCTCTCGAATTTGAAATGGGCCGAGAACTGACCGACGAAGAGTCTCAGCGTGTCTATAAGCAGGTTGAAGCGGCTATTAACAAAGCGACAAGAGAGGCGGTGCGGAATGACTGACGCAGAATTGGCACACACAAAAGAGTTGGCGTTCTGGATGACAGAGCGCGTCTTCATGAACCCCATTAGCGCCAAGCTGCTCAATGAAGACTGGCGCAAGGCATTTCCTGATGATGTGGCCGTAGCTGAGCGCATGAAAGCGCTGGTAGAGGCGCTGGAGAGTGCGCAGCGGCAGAACGCTCAGGATGTGCAAATCAAAGCCAGGATTTGCAGAGAGAGCAACAGATTGCATGACAGGTTACGCGAGGCAGAGAGGCGCATCGCTGAACTGGAAGGGCAGGCCATTAAGTTTCCGCCAAAAGTTGAGCGTGATGATTCGGATGGCTACTGGATGCTTAAAGGTCAACGTGTGAGCGCCGCAAATGCTGCGTATTACAACGAAGCGTTGAAAGATGTGGCGCTGGCGCTATTTGCCGCTGGCATCAAATGCGAAGTGAAGGGGGAGTGAGTATGACTGTAGCTCTAGTAGATAAACGTCGTAGCGGGCAACGCATTCCCGGACTCGGCATGCCAAATGGGACGTGGTTTGCGGTGCTGGATATTCCTGGCATGGAAAAACTTGTTAACCAGCAGCATACCAATGACCCGCTCGATGTTACGCCAGCCAAAGCGAAAAAGATGGCTGACATTGTTGAAGCGTGGTCTCCACCTGATGGATGGTCTGGTGACATGGCTGAAAGAATGAAGGCGTATATCATTGATTTTCTAAGAAATTGCAATGGATTCAGGAGTCACTAACCCATGACAGCCAAATGCGCAGTTTGCATTGTTGGGATGATCGGTTCTCTTCAGGTAAACGAAGGCCACTGGGCAGAAGCAGAGGCGCGATTCCAGAAGGTCATCGCAGACTGGAACGAGAAGACAAAGCGTCACGCCGTCCCTCACCCTGGTTTCGCCAACAAGTTTAATCACTGCCCGGTATGCGGGCATAAGGTCACTGAATGACATTCACTAAAGAGCAACTAGCCAAAATCATCGAAAGCGCTGATGAAGTTATAAGCGCCTGCGATGGCACCAATGAAGATGTTCACCCGGAAAGCGACGATATGTTGCGTTTGTGGGACCACCTGAATGATGTTGCTGCCCCGCCTCAAGTGGTTAAGCGCCTGGCTGAAATTGCCCTTGCCTCGCTGGAGTCCCGCGCAGATGCGGAGCCTGTGGCGTATATGATTGGCGGCCATTACTTAATGCACGCTAAGGATCCAAAAGTCGATAACTACACTTCAGCCGTGCCGCTCTACACCCGACCACAGCCCGCGCCAGTAGTGCCACAAATTATACACTCTCAGGGCGGGACGACTGTCTATGCGGATTATTATGCAATCGGCTGGAACGCCTGCCGCGCCGCCATGCTTCAGGGAGGTAAATCATGATTAATCGAATCAAACTTGATCACATCCTCGAATACGCCAAGCAGCAAAGACATGTTGGCCTGCACTGCAAGGTTCCGCCAGAAGATATGATTGAAATCGTGGAGATGGCCATGCTTCAGGGTAAAGCCGAAACTGTAAGCCAGCCTTACACGTTGTCTGATGGATATGCACTGGTGCCGATTGAGCCGACAGAGGAGATGTTGGCAGCGGCAAAGGAATGGACTGGACTTACTCGCACTGCTGAAATTGTCTACAGCAAGATGATTGCAGCAGCACCCCAGCAGGAGGAAAAACCGTGACAGAGCGGCAGAAGTTTATGGCGGCAATTGAGTGGATGTGTGGCGGAAAAACTGCCAGATACGTCATGCATGATTGGGAACTGTATTTTAGATTAGGATATCGTTCCCACAATGCGCACGAAGCATTTCGCGAGGCTATACAATGCGAGTGATGCCTGAATCAGCAGCAGTACGCAAAGCAAAGCAGCGCGCCCGCCAGGCCGCTGCTGGTGAGCGCAAGATTGAATTGACGCTCGATGCACAGGAGTTGGAAATGCTGGCGCGTAATTGCGCCGCCCGGCGCCCCGGCAAAGAGCCATACGACATGGCTGAGTATATCGCGTTATTAATTCGCCAGGACGATGCCCGCGCCCGCGGACGCATTAAGTCGATCGGCACCCGGCAATGTGGAAAGTGCGGCGACAAACTTCCGGTGGAGTCCTGCCCGTGCCAGGGCGACTCGCAATGTTGGGTAACCAGCGGATGGCATGAAGTAAAATTAGAGTTGTGACATGTCACGAAAACGTAACCGCATCCCTCTTGCAAAAATCACCTCCTGATTATACTGTTTATATATACAGTATTTATCGGGAGGCATCATGATTATTCGCTATCTCCTTGAGTCAAAATATTTCATTCTTTCGCCCGGCGACGTGCTGAAATCGTCCGTGCTCTGCGCTGACCAGGACAGGCAAGTCTTTGTCGTTTGGTACTGCTCTCCAGGCTGGCACGTCGCGGAGTACCTCTGGCACCGGCGATGGAAAAAGTTGACCGACAATGTCTTTGAGAATGAGGCCTACGCCTACCAGTATGCGGTTGATTTCTTCATGGCCAGACGGGAAATGAAATTGCCGCCGCGAATGTCGTTTGATGCACACCTTGAACAGCTCGGCGTAAAAGTACACGGTATTGCGCTATAGCGGTAACAACATGGTATCCTGTTACCATTGCGGTAACAATTTCGTGAGGATGCCATGGCAAAAAGACCCTCAACACAGTTTAAGCCTCTGACGGTTATCCAGGAGGCTTACTGTCAGGAATACATCAAATCCCCTGAAAATCAGACTCAGGCGGCGGTTAATGCCGGTTATTCACCCAAGACAGCCGCAAAGTTTGCCAGTCAGAATATGCGTGATGAGCGTATCCAGAAACGGATTGCTGAGCTGATGACTGAGCGCAACAAGCGGCTGAAAGTCAGTGCGGATTATGTCCTGAATCGCCTGGTGGAAATCGACCAGATGGACGTGATCGACATCCTCAACGACGACGGTGGACTAAAACCTATCAGCCAGTGGCCGAAGATATGGCGCACTACGTTAAGCGGACTGGATATCTCGACGACGATCACCAACTTCGACGAGACCACACTGGAGAACATGCTCAAGAAAATCAAATGGCCGGACAAGGTGAAAAATCTTGAGCTCATCGGCAAGCACGTCGATGTTAACGCATTCAAAGACCGCGTGGAGGTATCCGGCACGGTCACCATCGCCGACCGCATGGCCGCCGCCAGGAAGCGTCTGAAAGAACGGCAGGGCGGTGACCAGTGACAGACGTCGCCATTTCCCCGGAAGAACAGCTTGTCGAAGATATTGCCACCTTTACACATGATCCGCTGGGCTATGCGCATTACGCGTTCCCCTGGGCGGAGGAGGGCAGCGAACTGGCTCACGCCAGCGGCCCACGACAGTGGCAGGCTGAAGCATTCCAGGAGATAGGGGAGCACCTTCAGAACCCCGCGACGCGTCACCAGCCGCTGATGCTGGCACGCGCATCCGGTCACGGTATCGGTAAATCTGCATTCATCTCGATGTTGATCAACTGGGGCATGTCCACCTGCGAGGACTGCAAAGTCGTTGTGACAGCCAACACCGAGAACCAGCTACGCACGAAAACATGGCCGGAAATCATCAAGTGGTCGAACATGGCGATCACCAGGGACTGGTTCACTACTACTGCAACCGCGATGTACAGCAACGATCCGGGCCACGACAAGCGCTGGCGCGCCGACGCCATTCCATGGAGTGAGCACAATACCGAAGCGTTTGCCGGGCTGCACAACGAGCGTAAGCGCATCATTGTGGTATTCGACGAGGCGTCAAATATCGCAGATCTGGTATGGGAGGTTGCCGAAGGGGCGCTGACGGATGAAGACACAGAGATTATCTGGGTGGCGTTCGGTAACCCGACGCGTAATACCGGTCGTTTCCGCGAGTGCTTCCGCAAATATAAACACCGCTGGAAGGCAAAGCAGATCGACAGCCGCACGGTAGAGGGAACAAACAAAGAGCAGCTCCAGAAGTGGGTGGACGACTACGGCGAGGATAGCGACTTTGTGAAGGTTCGTGTTCGCGGGATATTCCCGGATGCGTCAGAGCTGCAGTTTATCCCGACAGGTCTCACTGACGAGGCGATGAAGCGCGTGGTGACCGCTGCGCAGGTGGCGCACGCTCCGGTGATTATCGGAGTTGACCCGGCTTATTCCGGCGCGGATGACGCGGTGATATACCTGAGGCAGGGGCTGCACAGCAAAGTGTTATGGACTGGCAGTAAAACCACCGACGATCTGATTATGGCGAAGCGCATCGCTGACTTCGAGGACCAGTACCAGGCTGACGCGGTGTTTATCGATTTCGGCTACGGCACAGGCCTGAAGTCCATCGGCGACGGCTGGGGACGCTCCTGGCAGCTTGTGCCGTTCGGCGGTGCATCGACTGACCCGCAGATGCTCAACAAGCGTGGTGAGATGTTCAACAGTTGCAAAACGTGGCTTAAGCTTGGCGGTGCGTTGGATGACCAAGAAACAGCTGATGATTTGTCGGCGGCAGAGTACAAGGTGCGGGTGGACGGCAAGATAGTTATGGAGCCGAAAGAGGATATCAGAGACCGTCTCGGGCGATCTCCAGGCAAGGGCGATGCGTTACTGCTGACGTTTGCATTCCCGGTTTCGAAGCGGGTTCACATCCCCGGTCAGCAGAACCAGCAGGGCAGGGCCATAACGGAGTATGACCCTTATGCATAATGGATAGCAATTATGGCTACTATCACAGCTATCAATGCAACAGTTAAAGACACGGCAGTCAGGAGTAGCGTGGCCGTATTCATCATCCTCTGATAATAGAATGTGCGCATGGATTCTATTGTTTTCTCTGTTTCCTTTTGATCCTTCAGTCCATTTGGGAAAGTATCTTTGAAGCCTTCATGTACTTTTCTTTCGATGGCATTGTGCATAGCCATATTCCACTCGTGTGTTGAATTCACAAAGACGTTAACAATCATCTGTTTAAATTTCATGGTCAGCTCGCTGTGGCGATCGAAAAACTAATTATGCCATACAAAAAAGCCCGCGCATCGGCGGGCTTAATGTGAGACATAGCTCGTTTTTTAGTAGTCATCATCACTATCTTTCATCGCAGATCGGAAGACCAGCGCAGCGATACCTACCACAACAGCCGCGCCGCCGATGGCGAGCCACATCCACAAACCAAGTCCGCTCATGATTCGCTTCATCGTGACATGTCACGCAGTTATTGTTCGCTTAATTTCTGCTTCAGCAGATAGCCTTCCAGCATCCAGATTTTATTCACCGCGTTTTCACGGGCAATCTTACGTCCAATCTCCGGGTCAAAGTTTTCCGGGCTGGCACAGGCGCTTTCGCCGGTGACTGTGAAGCCGTTATTCAGCACCAGAACACAGAAGGTGAGAAGGTGCAGTGCATCAGGCGTCGCTTCGACATACGGCTCCGGGTTATCAATCAGGTCATCTTCTTTAGCCTGGTGATCTCCCTGCGCAGCAGTGAAAAAATGCTCACTTCGAATGAGGCTTTCAATGTGCTGAGGCGTCACGCGCGGTGCGGTTTTACCTTTCTCCTGAATTTCCTGCTCAATATCTTTGTCGCTCATGATATTCACCTTAAAAAAATGCCCGGCGAACCGGGCTAACTAAAACCAATGGGAGTTACGGGGTTTACAACAGAAAGCCATCGCGATGACGTTCTGGTGTAAAAAGGGCGGTGGTCAGCACATCAAGGGAGAAACTGCCACCGCTAAAACTTCACACAACTATCGTTATTGGTACTGAATATCACGGCCCTAAGGCGTGATTGGGTTGTGGTGGCCGGTGCTGATCTCCGGCGAGGGCTTCCACCTCTCGTCTGGCTTTTCCACGCAAGCGCGCTTGTGTTACCTAAAAGGTAATAATTAACCAGTAAAGTGTCAATACCCTACGCTAAATAATCCTTATGTGGTTAAATTGGTAATAATTTAATCGCGTGTGGAGTTATTGAAATGTGCATGGGTAGCTCACCATCAGTACCGGCAGCGCCGGAAATCCAGGCAGCACCACAGGAGCAGGACGCCGCGGTCGTGGAATCCCGCGATGATGAAATGCGCCGTCGGCGTGCTGCAGCTGGCCGCAATTCCACACTGCTGACTGGCGCACAGGGTGATACCTCCAGCGCTAATACCAGCGGTAAAACGCTGCTTGGTCAGTAAGGGCAAAGGATATGGCCGGTACAAACGAAACCATCAAAGAGCAATTACTGAAACAGTTTGCTCAACTGGAAAATGACCGGTCGTCATTCGATCCGCACTGGCGCGACCTGACTGATTTCATCAATCCTCGCGGCTCACGCTTCCTCACGTCAGAAGTGAATCGTGGCGAACGGCGTAACACTAAAATCGTTGACCCAACGGCGACCATGGCGAACCGTACACTGTCCAGTGGCATGATGTCCGGCATCACCAGCCCGGCCCGTCCGTGGTTTCGCCTGGCAACTCCTGACCCTGACATGATGGATTACGGCCCGGTTAAACTGTGGCTCGAAATCGTGCAGCGCCGCATGAACGACATGTTCAACAAGTCGAATCTCTATCAGTCGCTACCTCTGCTTTACGGCAGCTTGGGCACACTGGGCACCGGCGCGATGGCTGTGCTGGAAGATGACGACGACATTATCCGCACGATGATGTTCCCGATTGGCAGCTACTGGCTGGCAAACTCTCCACGCGGCAGCGTTGACACCTGCTTTCGCAAGTTCTCGATGACCGTTCGCCAAATCGTCATGGAATTTGGCCTCGATAAGGTCAGCACGCCAGTTAAAAGCATGTGGGAGTCGGGAAATTACGAGCAGTGGATCGAAGTCATGCACTCCGTTTTCCCGAACATCAACCGCGATACGGCAAGACTGGACAGCAAAAACAAGCTGTATAAATCCATCTATTTCGAGGTTGGCGGCGACAGCGATAAGGTGTTGCGCGAATCAGGCTACGACGAATTCCCCATCATGGCGCCGCGCTGGGAAGTTAACGGCGAGGACGTCTACGGCTCATCCTGCCCTGGCATGATTGCCCTTGGTCAGGTTAAAGCCCTTCAGCTTGAGCAAAAGCGCAAATCACAATTGATCGACAAAGCCACTAACCCGCCGATGGTCGGCCCGTCATCACTGAAGAATCAGCGTGTTTCCCTGCTTCCTGGCGACATCACCTATATCGACCAGATGTCTAATCAGGACGGCTTCAAGCCTGCCTACCTGGTTAACCCGAATACTGCCGACCTGCTGGCCGACATTCAGGACACGCGGCAGGTGATCAACAGCGCCTATTTCGTTGACCTGTTCATGATGCTGCAGCAAATCAACACGCGGTCTATGCCGGTTGAAGCCGTTATCGAGATGAAAGAGGAAAAGTTACTGATGCTCGGGCCTGTGCTGGAGCGTCTCAACGACGAATGTCTGAACCCGCTGATCGACCGCGCTTTCTCGATGATGGTGAAAAAGAACATGCTTCCACCGCCTCCGGACGTGCTCAGCGGTACGCCGTTACGCGTGGAATACATCTCCGTTATGGCGCAGGCGCAGAAGTCTATCGGCCTGTCCAGCCTCGCCAATACCGTGACATTTATCGGTCAGCTTGCCGCAGCAAGGCCAGAAGCACTCGACAAGCTCAACGTGGATCAGGCGATCGACACGTTTGCCGACATGTCCGGGGTATCTGCAACGGTCATCCTTCCTCAGGAGCAGGTTAACAAAATCCGCCAGGACCGCGCACAACAGCAGCAGATGCAGCAGAACGCAGCCATGGCTATGGCGGCGGCGCAGGGGGCCAAGACACTCAGCGAAGCGCAGACATCAGATCCAAGCGCACTGACCGCGCTAACCGGCGCAGCGGCGGGAGGTAATCAGCAATGACAGACCTCTATGAAGATGAGCAGCCGAGCGCTGAACAACTGAAACGCCTGGCAGAGCGCGAAGAGCAAGACGCCGAAGATATCCGTTTTGTGATGGGTTCTGACCGTGGCCGCCGCGTTGTGTGGCAGGTGCTTGAACAGGGGAAAGTGTTTTCCGCCTGCTTTGCCGCCGACCCGCATATCACAGCTTTCAACGAAGGGCAGCGCAATCTGGCGCTGGCGTTGTTTCAGCGCGTTATGACCTGCTGCCCCGAGCTCTATCTGAAGATGGCTGATGAAGCCGCTAAACAGGAGTGATCATGAATTTGTTTGAACGTTTGATTTATCGCCGCCTTTGCAATGAACAACCCGCAGACGGTGGCGCAGCTCCGGCCGCATCAGAACCTGCTGCACAGTCCCCGACTGGAAACGACGCGCCAGCTACAGATCCGGCTACTCCAACTGAAGAACCTGGAAAACCGGAAGACGGGAAACCTGCTGATGGTGAAAACAAAGATGTTAAGCAACCGGAAAGCGAAAAGCCTAAGGAAGAAAAAAAACCTGAAGGCGCGCCTGAAGCTTATGAGTTCAAAGCCGCTGAAGGCGTTGAACTGGATACGGAAGCCCTGAAGGACTTCGAGCCGGTAGCCCGCGAACTGAACCTGACTAATGAGCAGGCGCAGAAGCTGGTGGATGCATACCCAAAAATCCTGGCTGGCGTGCAGCAGCGTCAGGTGGAAGCCTGGCAAAAACAAACTCAGGACTGGGCTGCGGACGTGAAATCCGACAAAGAGATCGGCGGCGACAAACTCACCGCCAGCCTGAGCAAAGCGCAACAGGCGCTGGAAACGTTCGGCACTCCCGAGCTGAAAGAATACCTGAACGAAACCGGCTTGGGTAATCACCCCGAGCTGGTGAAAGCGTTCGTGAAGATCGGTAAGGCCATGTCGGAAGACAACATGGTCTCCTCCGGAAATACCGGCCAGCGTAGTGCTGCCGAAGTGCTCTATGGCAAAAACTAAGAGAGGATATAACCATGGCTGTTAAAGGCTTAACTGCGCTGACGCTGGCAGACTGGGGTAAGCGCGTAGATCCGAATGGGAAAATTGATAAAATTATCGAGCTTCTCAGTCAAACTAACCCGATCCTGATGGATATGCCTTTCGTTGAAGGCAACCTTCCAACCGGTCACCGCACCACTATCCGATCTGGTCTGCCTCAGGCAACCTGGCGCCTTCTGAACTATGGCGTGCAGCCAAGCAAGTCAACCACCGTACAGATCACCGATACCGTCGGGATGCTGGAAACTTATGCCGAAGTGGATAAGTCTCTGGCTGATCTGAACGGCAATACTGCTGAATTCCGCCTGTCGGAAGACCGTGCATTCATCGAAGGCATGAATCAGCAGATGGCGCAAACGCTGTTCTACGGTGATACCAGTGTCAACCCGCAGCAATTCATGGGCCTTTCTTCCCGTTACTCCAGCAAATCAGCCGGTAACGGTCAGAACATTATCGACGCTGGCGGCACCGGCACCGATAACACCTCGATCTGGTTAGTGGTCTGGGGTGAGAACACCGTGCATGGCATCTTCCCGAAAGGCCAGAAAGCCGGTCTTCAGATGGAAGATAAAGGGCAGCAGACACTGAAAGACGCGAACGGCGGCCAGTACGAAGGCTATCGCACCCATTACAAGTGGGATAACGGTCTGGCACTGCGTGACTGGCGCTATGTTGTTCGCATCGCGAATATCGACGTAAGCGATCTTAGCGGCGGCAGCGCAGCTAACATCGTCAAACTGATGGTGGCCGCACTGCATCGCATCCCGAACCGTGGCATGGGCAAGCCGGTGTTCTATATGAACCGCACCATTGCCCAGGCGCTTGACCTCCAGTCTCTGGACAAAGCGTCACTGGCGCTGTCCGTCAAAGAGACGGAAGGCGAATTCTGGACCACATTCCGTGGCATCCCAATCCGTGAAACCGACGCGATTCTGGAAACTGAATCCCGCGTTGTGTAACGCCTGTTATTAACGAATGGGCCTTAACGGGCCCATAAATGGAGATAAAGAGATGATCCTCGACAAACTGTTGATGTTCTCCGAATCACAGGCGGTTACGGCGTCTGCTGCTTCGACTGATGTGATTGACCTTGGCCCGATTGACGGCACGCGCCGCGACATCGGCGTGGGTGAGCCGCTGGAATGGTTCGTTAACGTCAATACCACGGCGACCGCCGCCGGGGCCGCGACTGTTAACGTCAACCTTCAGACCAGCCCGGATAACTCCACCTGGACGACCATTGCGAGCTCCGGCGATCTGGCGCTGGCCGCGCTGACTGCTGGTAAACGCATCGTTTCCCAAAAAGTGCCGCAGGGTGTTCAGCGCTATCTGCGTCTGAACTATGCCGTAGGCACCGGTCCGCTGACCGCCGGCGCTTTCACCTCGGGTATCAATCTGGATGTGGATGGCAACAACACCACGTTCTACGCGACCCGTTCCAAAATCACTGGTTAAGGAATAAGTAAATGACTCAGGAAAAAGCAAAGTACCGCGTTCTGCGTCTGTCTTTTATCGGCAACCAGTTGCTGGATGAAGGCGCGGAAGTGGAATACGACGGCGAACCGGGCAGCGCACTGGAGCCGCTCAACGATGCCGCAGAGGCTGCCAAGAAGAAAGCCGGGAAAAAGCACGGGCAGTCATTCTATGACGATAAACCCGCCACTGCGACCGTGCTGGACGATGGCTCTAACGGAGAATCCAGTGGCGCTATCAGCGACGATCTGGCATCGCTTCGACAGCAGTACGAAGACCTTTTCAACGAGAAGCCTGGCAACATGAAGGCCGAAACGTTGAAAGAGCGTATCGCCGATAAGCGTAAAGAGTTGGGCGTTTAAGCCTCAGGTGTTGAACAGAGGGGCTTCGGCCCCTTTCTTGCAGGAGCGCATTATGGAACTCGTAAACCTCAAAACCGGCACCGACACCTACCAGGACGAAAGCGGTAAAACGCAAAGTCGCGACGATTACCCTTGGGGGCTGTGCATCAATCTTGATAATGAAACCCTGAAAAAACTGGGCGCCACGCCGCAGCCGGTAGGATCTGAAGTCATGATTACTGCCCGCGCCATTATCAAAAGCACTTCCTCACGCGAAAGCGAAGATGGCACCCGCCATGATGCCAGCCTGCAGATCACTGATATGGCTATCGCCGCTGCAAGTCAGCAGGAACAGAAAAGCGCAGCTGAAACACTGTACGGCGCCGGGGGTGAGTAATGCCTTCCGTTATCGAGATCTGCAACCGGGCGCTGAGCAATATTGGTAACAGCCGCAGCATTAACAGCCTGAACGAAGCCAGCAAAGAAGCGGGCGAATGCTCCCTGCATTTTGACGCGTGCCGCGACGCGGTGCTGTCCGATTTCGACTGGAACTTTGCCACTAAGCGCGTGGCACTGGCCGACTCAAACAGCCCGCCGCCAGACTGGCAATACGCTTACCGTTATCCGACAGACTGCCTTCGCATCACCGCAATCATGCTGCCAGGCGTGCGCAATCCAACGGCTGGCATGCGTGTGCAGTATGAGGTTGGCGCAGATTCAGATGGCACCGGCAAGCTGATTTATACGGATCAGCCGCAGGCCTGGCTGAAATACGTTACTCGCATCACGGATGTGAACATGTTTGATGCGATTTTTCAGGAGGCTCTTGCCTGGCGGCTGGCGGCCGCAATCAACATGGCACTGACTGGTAGCGCTGATCTCGGTAACAACGCATTGAATATGTACTATCGCGTCATTCTCAGCGCTGGTTCTCACAGCATGAACGAGTCGCAGGAACCGGCCCAGCCTGAAAGCGAATTCACCATTGCGAGGTTGTCATAATGACTATCAGCTGGATCCAGCCCTCTTTTGCTGGTGGTGAAATAGGCCCGTCTCTGTACGGCCGCATCGATATGGCTAAATATCAGGTGGCGCTTCGGAAGTGCGACAATTTTATCGTGCGGCAATATGGCGGCGTTGAGAATCGACCGGGAACACGCTTCGTTGGCGCGGCGAAATACCCCGATCGCAAATGCCGCCTGATTCCGTTTCAGTTCTCAACCGTACAAACGTATGCGCTTGAGTTTGGTCACGGATACATGCGCGTTATCAAAGACGGCGCTTACGTGCTGAACGGCAGCAACGTGATTTATGAGCTGTCCATGCCATACGCAGAAGCCGATCTTTTCAAGCTTAAGTTCACACAATCTGCCGACGTAATGACTATCTGTCATCCATCCTATCCACCGAAAGAGTTGCGCAGATACGCACATGATAACTGGCAGATTGTTGACGTCGAAACGAAGAATGGCCCGTTCGAAGATATCAACGTTAACGAAGCGATCACTGTTTATGCCAGCGACGAAACCGGAATTATAACTCTCACCGCCAGTCAGCCAATATTTGGCGCTGAGCAGACAGGGAAACTTTTTTATCTTGAGCAGCCTGCGATTGATTCCGTCCCCGTATGGGAGACCGACAAAGTCATTTCATCCGATGCAGTCGAATCTCAGTCATTTGACACTGAGGCGGAAGCCAGTGCGTTTGCTGTAACCCTGGATCCTGACGACGTAATCAGCATCGCTCAAAGCCCAATAACGAATAAATGGGTGGTGACTTACAACCTTGGTTTCGTACGCCGTGCTGACGGAAACTATTATCTTGCAGTTTCAACCGGGAAAACCGGCACGCTGCGCCCGAGTCATACCGAGGGTAGAGCGTGGGATGGCTGGAGCGGCGAGACTGGTGTGCAGTGGGAATATCTGCATTCCGGTTTCGGTATCGTCAGGATCACCGCTGTTTCTGGAGACGGATTAACAGCGACCGCAACGGTCATTTCGCGCATTCCATCCAATGTGGTGGGGAGCTCAAAAGCGTCATATAAATGGGCTCGCTACGCATGGAACAGTGTCAACGGATACCCGGGAACGGTCGCTTACTATCAGCAGCGCCTTTACTTTGCTGCGTCCTGGGCTTATCCGCAAACCATCTGGGGCAGCCGTACCGGGGATTACAAGGATTTTGGTAAAAGCATCCCATTACAGGACGACGACAGAATTATCTATACCTATGCCGGTCGGCAGGTTAATGAAATACGGCATCTGATTGACGTCGGATCTTTGGTTGCACTGACGTCTGGCGGTGAATACGTGATTACTGGCGACCAGAATAAAGTCCTGACGCCGGGCTCTTTCGCTTTCAGCTCGCAGGGATCTAACGGCTCAAGCGATGTTCCACCCATTGCGGTGGCAAATATTGCCCTGTTTATCCAGGAGAAAGGCAGTGTTGTCCGCGATCTGGCTTATTCCTTCGATGTGGATGGCTATCAGGGCAGCGATTTAACGATTCTGGCTAACCACCTTTTCCAAAAGCATTCTGTAGTCGACTGGTCATTTTCTATTGTTCCTTACTCAGCAGCATGGTGCTGCCGGGACGATGGCCTGTTGATGGTGATGACCTATCTGCGTGAACAGCAAGTTTTCGCATGGGCACCGCAATCTGGTTCTGGCAAATTTGAGAGCACCTGCAGCATCAGTGAAGGCAACGAGGATGCGGTTTACTTCGTGGTTAATCGCCTTATCAATGGCCAGACAGTGCGCTATATCGAGCGGCTTTCGAGCCGTCTTTTCACTGACGATCTGGACGCGTTCTTTGTTGATTCCGGACTGAGCTACGACGGAAGAAACTACAGCGGCAGGACTGCGACTATCACCGGCGGGTCTGGTGAATGGGAGTACCGCAACAACTATACGATTACGGTAAGCGGTGGTGCGTTTTTCTCTGTTGGTGACGTTGGTGTGCAGTTGCAATTCCCGTATACAGGCACTGATCCTGACAACGGCGAGTTGGTGGCAATGGATTTACGCTGCGAGATACTTGCTGTAAACAGCGCCAATTCCGTCACAATTTCCGCTAACCGCAATGTTCCTCCTGTATTGCAGAACGTCGCGACCACCAACTGGCGTGTTGCTCGGCGCACTTTCGGTGGTCTGTCGCATCTTGAAGGTCAGATGGTAAACATTCTCTCAGATGCCAACGTTGAACCGCAAAAGGTGGTTACCGGCGGAGCTGTCACGCTGCAGGAGCCTGGCGCAGTTGTCCACATTGGCCTGCCAATAAATGCCCAATTTGAAACGCTGGATATCAATATTAACGGTCAGGAAACACTGCTCGATAAAAAGCAGATCCTGCCGTCCGTCACCCTCATTGTTAATGCCAGCCGCGGGATATGGGCAACCACGCCTGGCGGAAAATGGTACGAATACCCACAGCGGGAATTCGAGTTTTACGACGATCCGGTTAATGACTCCACGGGGAAAGTTGAAATTAAACTCGACAGTGTCTGGGGTAAAAGCAGCCGCGTGAAAATCCGCCAGACCGATCCGCTTCCGGTATCAGTGTTGGCCGTCATTCCTCGCCTGACAGTGGGGGGATTCTGATGATCGATGTTCAGTTACTTCCCGCTACCGAAGAGCACATCAAGATAATTTTACCGAACGTTCGCCAGGCAGATATCGACGAGCTCTACGCGGTATCACTGATGAGCACTGAAGATGCAATCCGTATCGGTATCCGTACAGCAACTATGGCCTGGTCTGGTTTTGCCAATGGTGAGCTGGTGACGATGTTCGGCGTATCGCCTGCTTCAATGATCGGTGGCAACGGCATCCCCTGGCTGGTAAGCACGCATTTGGTTGAAAAGTACCAGAAGACATTCCTGCGCCGCAGTCGTTACGCATTACAGGCGATGCTTGATGTTTATCCGCGCCTCGAAAATTACGTTGATGAGCGTAACCACGTAGCAAAAGCCTGGCTGCACTGGCTTGGATTTCACCTTGAGGAGCCAGCGCCATACGGCGCGCTTGGCCTGAACTTTCACCGTTTCCATATGGAGAAAAAATAATGTGCGGACCGGTAGCGTTTGTTGCAGCCTCCATCGCCATCTCGGCTATGCAGGCTTATAACCAGCATCAGCAAGGGAAATATGCAAAAGCTGTAGCGAATAAAAATGCTGATATTGCTGAATCTCAGGCGGAGGATGCTGTTAATCGTGGAAATATCGCAGCAGACCAGCGTCGTCGTGAAATGCGCCAGCGCCAGGGCACACAAGCCGCAACGATGGGTGCTACTGGCGCTGATATAAGCAGCGGAAATGCTCTGGACATTTTCGCCGACACTGCCCAATTCGGCACCCTGGATGCACTGACAACGGTAAATAACGCACAGCGTGAAGCGTATGGCTATCAGGTGCAAGGTATGAATGCTACAGCACAGGGTAATGCTGCCCAAAGCCAGGCAAGAGCTGCCGTAACCCAAACAATCCTTACGGCTCCACTGAAAGCCTACGGCGCATATCAGATGGGTGGTGGCACATGGTCACCGTTTACACAGTCAAACGCCGCGCCGATTAGCGCCGCCGTTGGTACCCGGACAGGGAGATAAGACGATGCCAACAGTACCGACAGTAACTGGCCGCCAGGTTGAAAGCCGCGGCGTTCAGTCCGGGGGATTCAACACATTTCAGGTTCCGCAGACTGGCGCAATGATTGCCGACGCCGCTGACAAATACATGGGGGCATTTGCGGAAGCCAAACAGCGCGCTAATGTCGCAATGGCACAAGATGCCTCGTTGCAGCTTAGTGCCGTCGGCAGTGATTTGATGACGAACCCGGAAACGGGCCTGCTTAACCTGAAGGGGAAAAACGCCATTGGCAAAGGCCAGGTGTATACCCAACAGTTTGATGCTCAGGTCGAGCAGATCGCCGGATCACTCCCTGACGAGCAATCACGCAACGCGTTTTTGCAGCAGGCGCAGCAGCAGCGCATCCAGTTTGCCAGTCAGGCCGGACGGCATGAAATCGGGCAAATCAACGATTATGAAGAAGGCCAGTTTCAGGCAACCTTACTGAACAACGGCAAGATGGCAGCAGACATGTACGGCGACAACGCCGCTTACGTCTCTGCTAACCAGCAAACGTTCCAGCAGATTGAGCAGTACGGCGCCGCGCATGGATGGAGCGATGAGCAAATCCAGGCGAAGAAAATAGAGTTCAAAGAGAAGGTGGCTGATACCGCGCTGTCGCAATGGGCTGCCAATAACGCGATCGGGTTTATCGAGAGCAACGGCGAGCTGAGCGACACACCTGCCGGTTCTCGCCGTGCGGTATTAGGTGGTGCCGCGGGTGTTCGTGGCATCCGCAACAATAACCCCGGCAACCTTGAGTACAGCGACTCTAACCCTTGGGTAGGGCAGGCGGGTAGTGATGGCCGGTTTGCCAAATTCGAGACGCCAGAGCATGGGATCCGTGCGCTGGGCCGCAACCTGATTTCCTACCAGAAACAGGGCGTGGACACGGTTAACGACATCATCAACCGTTGGGCACCTCCTGAAGATAACAATGATACCGCCTCTTATATCCAGGCTGTGTGCGCACAACTTGGCGTGGAGCCAAATCAGCCGGTTAATGCCTCCGATCCTGATACCCTGAAAGCGCTTTGCGCCGCGATAATCCATCACGAAAACGGAGAGCAGCCATACAGCGCGCAGCAAATCAGCGCTGGTGTGAATGCCGCCCTGGGCGTTACCGATCTACCAACCAGCAACAAACGCTATACCGGCAATGCCGCATTCGACGCTGCCAGCCCTCAGGCGCAGGCGGCTTTCCTTCGCCAGTCAGAACAGATGCGCAACCAGCAACAGGCCGAATACCGTGCCTTGCTGGATGGCCGCGTGCGTGATGCCAATGCTGCATATCAGCGCGGTGTTGAGTTTCCCAACGCCCCATCACAGACAGATTTTATGGCGGCCTACGGGGTGCGCGAGGGTAACGCCCGCTACACTGAATTCCGCAATAACCAGATCGCCGGCCAGTATATCGGCGCGTTTCGCACACTCCCAACCAAAAGTATTGAATCCGCCGTTAAGGGGCTGGAACCTGGGACCGGGGAAACAGGAGAAGGGTATGCAGCCCGCGCCCAGACGTATGACGCCGTTGTGCGTGCTGCCGGTGAGGTTATCCGCCAGCGTCAGGCTGACCCGGTACAATTCTCCCTGGCCTCAGGGCAGTCAAAGCCCATCAACCTTAACAACCAGGCAGGCTTCGCCGAAACCATCGCTTTGCGTGCTTCTCAGGTTGAAGGCCTGGCGCAGTCATACGACACGCCGTTGACCTTCTTTTCCAAAGATGAGGCAAACCAAATCGGCGCATTCTTCCGCGACGCGCCAGTCTCCCAGCAGTCCGCTTATCTTGACGCCATTCATAAAAGCACTGGCGGCGGTAAAACCTATATGGCCGCACTACAGCAGATCAGTGTTAACGCGCCGTCGGCTGCGGTGGCGGGCATTCTGATGGATAAGCCAGGAGGCATGGTGGCGGAAAAAAACTGGTTTAACCCTGACGTAAACGTGTCTCCTGATATTGCATCACAGACGATCCTGGCAGGTGCGGCGGCGCGCAAAGGCACCAAAGAAGTTAAAGGCATGGTGATGCCGAAAGAAACCGACATGCGCCTGGAATTTACCGACACGGTACAGGATGCTTTCGCCGGTGATGCGCAGGGCGCAACGATGGCTTATGAGGTAGCGAAAGATTATTACGCTGGCGTCATGGCTAAAAAGGGTGATTTCTCGGGGGAGCTTGATGCCAGCGTCTGGAAGCAGGCGATCAACGTCGCCACCGGCGGCACGTACGACTATAACGGCATGGGCAACGTATTGCTGCCGTGGGGAATGTCGTCCGAGCAGTTTGATAAGCAGGTCAACCAGGCATGGGAAAGCCAGATAGTTAAAGCCGGTATTAAGGCACCGCAAGGCCAGTATGGTTTGCAAAGTTACGGCGATAGCCAGTACCTGATTAAGCTCGGCACCGGCTACCTTCTGAAGGATGACGGAACACCGGTGATCCTTGACCTTACTCAGCAACGTCAGCGCTTTGCCGGAGGCATCCCACAATGAGTTATTTCGGACTCAATACGGTAAATCAGAACCAGCAACTGGATAACGCCGCGTCAAATCCAGCTGGTTTATCGAGCGATAACGATATCGGGTTTTTTGATAATGCTGGTGGCGCAGCGCTGTCAGGGCTTTATTCAGGCCTGGTGGCGAAACCAGATCAATTATTGTGGGCTGGTGTTGATACCGTCGTTTCTCCAATCGCGCAGTTCATCAACGAAAACACATCAGTTCGTGACACGTCACAGGAGTTTATAGCCGAACAGCGAAAGTTGGCGCAGGAGCAGGTAAAGCGGCTCACACCAGACGCCGCTACAACCGGCACCGCCGGGCAGGTGCTTAACGGTCTGTTTGATATGGGGTCGCAGGCGGTGGTCGGAACCGCGCTTGGCGGCCCCCTTGTTGGTGCGGCTGCTGTAACCTCAGGTCAGGGGTTTTCAGAGTTCGAGCGCCTGCGCGCTGAAGGTGTGGACGTGGCCACGGCTCAGGATGCGGCGCTGGTACATGGCATTACTGCCGGTGCCGGAACCCTGATCCCAATGAGCCTGGGGTTACGCGCTGGCGGAGCGCTGGCGGAAAGTGTGGGGGCGCAGATTGCCCGCGGCGGCGAAAGCGCCGCGCGTAACGTACTGGCGGCCACCGCCCGCGCCGCGCCGGATATCGCATACGCCGCCGGAACAAACGTTGCTTTTGGCATGGCTCAGCGCGGTCTCACTGCCTCAACGCTGCGGAGCGGCGGTTATGATGAGATGGCAGCGCAGTACGATGTATTTGACCGCCAGGCGCTGGCGATCGATGCGGTGCTGGGCGTTGCGTTCGGTGGCATAGGCCGTTTCGTGAATGCCCGGGGCGAAACCGTGCGCCATCCGGAGTTTTCGCCCGCTGATGTGGATGCGGCGCTGGCAGCCAATGCATCACAGCATGCTGAATTCGATGTGGCGCCAGGCGTGCCGGTTAACGTCCTTTCCCGCAACGCCCATATTCAGGCGCTGCAAAAAGCAATGCGTGATGTGAGCGAGGGAAACCGTGTAGACGTGGCCAGCATTGCCGATGCTGCCGATTTCAGCGCAGTTCCTGCCAGGCGTAACCTGATATCTCAGGCCATAGACGAATCGTTATTTAACACCGAAGAAGGTGCCACCTCCCGCGCCGTAGAGACACGCATCCTGGAAGAACAGGCGGCGCAGGTATTGCCGCTGGGCGACCGCAAAGCGCTTCAGTCTGAGATAGCCAATGGCGAACGCATACTGGGCAATCTTAATGAAGAGCGGGCCGCCATTCTGGCAGAGGAGCCTGGCGGCAGTGGGAAGGAGCTGGCGCAGGCAAGGGCAGATAAGCAAACGAGACTACGGGCTGTAGATCAACGCATCAGTGAAACAATCACCCTCCTGGAAAAATCCAGAACCGATCTGGCACCGCATGAACCCGGCGGCGCAAACTTTGAAGCACGGGCAGAACTGGCGCGCAGGCAGCAGGCGGAAACGGATCTGAATACTCAGGCGATGGCCTATTACAAAACCGCTGATGTGTTAACCGCAGATGAGGCAGCACCGCTCAATAACACTCGCATGCTGACGGAAACGGACCAGCAATCCACCCATGACATTGACCTTCAGTTTGCGGAAGATTCACTGGCGGCATCGCCGGACATGCTTATCACGGTGCTTGATGATGACGGCAACCCGCAGTCCCGCAGCGCCCGAGAAGTGCTGGAAGAAGCCAAACGTGAGAATGAGCAGGCTATTCAGGATTCAAGCCTGTTTGATGTGGCCGTGGCATGTTTCTTGAGAGGATAAATTTTCATGCGCCAGGAATGTATCAACGCAGTACAGCAGGCCGCACAGCGCACCCTTACCGCGCGCGAAATCCAGAATATCGAAGACCGCATATACCGCAATATGCGCCAGCTTGCCCGCAACGATCCGGCGTCATGGCGACAAATGACCGATGCGGAACGGCTGTGCCGCGCCGGGCAACTGGCGGCGGACGAATTGCAGCAGGAAGCCGGACTTAAGCGCCGTCGTGTTGCGCTGACCATTGCCGCACGCCAGCGCCTTGACGCATTCATTAACGGCTACCAGGGCACCGACGGTAAGCTGGGGGCACTTAACCGCACCATCGCATTCAGTGCTGACGGTAAATCAAATTTCCTGTCTGTCGAGTCGCGCGGGAAGGCCACGCGTGATTACGCGCTGAGTCAGATTCAGGAAGCGTTTGAAGCCGTTGATCCCCGCTTTTTCCACCTTTTCGAAGATGAAAAGGGAGTCCGTGATCTGGTGTTCGAAATTCGCGGGCAGGACACGGGCAACGTCAAGGCGAAGAAAGGGGCAAAGGCCTGGGCTGATGTTACTGAACTACTGCGCCGCCGGTTCAACGATGCAGGCGGTGATATCGGCTATCTGGAAAACTGGGGCATTCCTCAACACCACTCAATGGAAAAAGTGGGGCGCGCGACTCGCGAGCAGTGGGTAAGCGACGTGATCGGCAAACTGGACCGTAAATATTACATCAAGGAGGATGGCCAGCTGATGAGCGACGCGGAGGTTACGGCGTTTCTCGGCGAGGCATACAACACGATCGCTACCGGCGGCCTGAACAAACTGAGCGATTCCGGTATGCGCCTGTCCGGAGCACGGGCCAATCGAGGAAATGCGTCACGCCAGATCCACTTTAAAGACGCTGATTCGTATCTGGAGTACCAGCGGCAGTACGGTGACCGCTCCCTGTGGGAAGTGATGGTAGGGCACCTGGAGGGCATCAGCAAAGATATCGCGCTGGTAGAAACCTACGGCCCAAACCCGGATCATGTTTTCCGGTCAATTCTCGATGAGGTAACAGCAGAAACCGCTACGGCGAACCCGCAACGCACCGGGCAAGTGAAGCGCCAGGCGAACAGTACAGAGAACCTTTACAACTTTATTTCTGGCAAAACGCAGCCAATTGCTAACCCTCATATCGCGCAGTGGTCTGACAATATCCGTAACTGGCTGGTGGCGAGCCGACTTGGTTCCGCGCTGCTGGCGTCGTTCTCTGACCTGGGCACCATGTATCTGTCAGCGAAGGTTACTAACCTGCCGATGAACCAGCTTTTCCGCAACCAGCTTGAAGCGATGGATCCGACAAACCGCACCGAACTGGCCCGCGCGCGCCGCGCCGGTCTGGCGATGGAATCCCTGCTGGGCAGCGTTAACCGCTGGGCAATGGATAATATGGGTCCGTCTAAAGCGCGGTGGGCAGCAACCGCAGTAATGCGGGCCAGCGGTCTGACTGCATGGTCAGACGCGCATAAGCGCGCTTACGGCGTCACCATGATGGGAAGCCTGGGCGAGGTCGTTTCACGATCGTCGGATCTGCGCAGCCTCGATGACGCCGATTTCCGTATTCTGAAAAGCAAGGGCATTACCGAACAGGATTTCAGCGTGTGGAAGCTGGCCGACCAGGAAGACTGGGGGAAAGGCAACAACACCATGCTGACGCCGGAGAGCATTATGCGTATTCCTGACGACGCGGTGAAGCACCTCGGCGCGCCCGAGCGGGTTAAATTTGAGGCTATGCGTAAACTGCTGGGAGCGGTGGCCGAAGAGGTGGACATGGCGGTAATCACGCCAGGCGCCAGGGAACAGATGTTTACGGGCGGCGGCCTGCAACGTGGAACGTGGAAAGGGGAGGTGGTGAGAAGCTTCTTTTTATTTAAATCTTTTCCAATTGCTGTTGTTATGCGCCACTGGTCAAGAGCCCTGAAGATGCCTTCAGCAGGTGGTCGCGCTGCCTATATCGGTACTTTTATCGCCAGCACAACGATCCTTGGCGCTCTTTCGATGCAAATTAATGATTTAATTTCTGGAAGAAACCCTAAAAATGTTGCTGGTGAGCATGCTGCTAAATTTTGGGTAAATGCATTACTGAAAGGCGGTGGTCTCGGGTTATATGGCGATTTTCTATTTTCTGACCATACGCGATATGGTGGCGGCGCTCTGGCCACCATGCTCGGCCCGGTAGCTGGTTTGGTAGATGACGTGGTTAAGCTGGGGCAGGGCATTCCGCTTAATGCTGTTGAAGGCAAGCCAGAACAGACTGGCGGCGATCTGGTGAAGCTTGGTAAGGGGGTCATTCCCGGCGCGAATCTGTGGTATGCAAAAGCGGCGCTTGACCATATGATATTTAACCAGTTACAGGAATACTTCTCGCCTGGCTACCTGCGTAAGGTAGAGCAGAGATCGAAGAAGGAATTCAATCAAACATACTGGTGGCGGCCGCAGGATGTTACGCCGCAATAGGAAACAAAATGAGCAACCCAATATCATATATAATATTCGCAGTAATTATTTGGGCCTTATTCAATTTCATTGAAGATCGACCAAAATCAGCTCGTTTTATTGAAGCGGTTTTCAAGTATATTTTTTATTTCCTTTGGCCCGTAACTTTAATTTTTTCCGGGTATGTTTATAGCAGTAAAGGAGAACAGTTTGCCGCTACCCTGTTTGTGATTCTAGGCATGCTTTTAGTAATTCCTTGCACTGTTATCGTGTCGGACGATCCTGGGAGAAAATGGACCAATATGAAAAATATGTTTTTGGGTAAAAAAAATAAATAAAACATCTGAAATGATAAAAAAGCCCGCGTCGCGGGCTTACCCGTCATCAAAACTCACCAGCGCTCTTGTTGATGAACTGCGCATGTGTCTGGATATCGCGCAGGCATTTACTGGCCCCAACAATGTAATTCACCATGGTGGTGAACTCCGCCGCCGCGCCGGAAACGTCGTGACCGTCTTCCTCCATCTGGCGTAGCATGTTCATCAGCATTGAGTATTCCGCCAGGCCAACCACACCTTCAGGCGAGTGGATAAAATCCCGGTATCCCGGTTTTAGTGGGTAGTCGTATGTATGATGGCTCTCTGTCTTCATCGCTTCCAGGATGGCTGGCATGAAGCTGGCAACAACCTTCTGAGCCTTATCAGCCGGTGATAACTCTTCACGAACGTAGCGGCCCGTGCGGCGGATCTGCGGCAGCACTTCACTGGTTACCCATTTGCGGAAGCGATAGGGGATTGTGCCAGGTGTGACGGCATCGCGACAACGTAGGATCAGTGTGTAAAGGCCGGACTCGGAGATGATAGTTGTTTCCTGTTCCCCGCCAAGGGTGTCGGTTGAACCGACTCCCTTTTCATCGTCATCGAGTTTCCTGACAGCATCACGGTGGTTTGCCACTCCAATAGCCCGGCAAACATCCATAGCTACAAACCAAGGCGCGCCATCAATAATAATCGCTCTTACTTGACAGTCTGATTCGAAACTAAATACGGATGGCTTGTTCTGAATAGTCATAGTGATCACCTTTGTAGTTTGGTTAATCACCACCTCAGGTTCCAATCTGGTGGGTGGTGAGACGTACAGGGTTGGAACTACCGGCTACAAAGGACCCGGCCAACCTTTCGGTTGCCCTGCACGCCCCACCATAATCCGGGTGTGGCTGTGCGATACGCATAAAAAAACCGCTTGCGCGGTGTCTGCGCCTTTGTAGTCGACGGGGTTCCAATCCCGGCACCAGATTTTGCTGATGCATAACCACTATGGCGCAGTGTGCAGATAAAGTAAATGCACCCTAAAGGTAACAATTACACGTAAAGTTAAGCAAATCAAGTCTTATCTGGTTTGTTTCCTGACAATCGCCGCGCAGTAATCCAGGTGCGTAGCCACATCGTCGAGTGACATTTTGGTGCTTACCACATAGTTGATCAGAGCTACCAGTTCTGCCATCGCGCCGCCGACGTCATGCCCATCATCATCCAGTTCTCTAAGCAATTCCATAAGTTGCGAATTTTCAACCAGGGAAAGAACGCCTCCCGGCGTGTGTACTTCTTTTGCAAATCCATCTTTAAGCGGCTTGTTGTACGGACGTGGCATAACATCGTCTCCATGAATGTACTGTATGAATATACATATACCAAATGGTAGGGCTTTTATCCAGCACAAACGATAATTACCTTAATGGTAATAATATTTGATTTGTTATCATGTTTGATTCATATACGGATTGGCGGGTTATAGAATAATCAGATATGGCCGCGCGCCGGGCGCAGCAATCATCTGGAGAACTGACGATGACGGTCTCGACCGAAGTTAACCACAACGAGTACACTGGCAACGGTGTCACCACCACTTTCCCTTATGCGTTCAGGATTTTTCAGGCCAGCGACTTACTGGTTATAACCAGTGATACCAATGCCACGCTGCGTACACTTACCTTAGACACTGACTACACAGTGTCCGGTGTTGGCTCCTACTCTGGCGGCACGGTGATTTTATCTGCCCCCCTGGGTAACGGGTGTAGCATCTCTATTGAGCGTGATCTTCCGGTTATCCAGGAAACAGACCTGCGAAACCAGGGGAAGTTTTTTGCGGAAGTTCATGAGGATGCATTAGATAAACTGACCATGCTGATACAGCAGGTATGGTCTGGATTCTCTCTTGCTCTGCGCAAGCCATCTACTATCTCAATCTACTATGATGCGCTGACAAACAAAATACGCAACCTTGGAGATCCGGTTCTGGCCCAGGACGCGGCTACAAAAAACTACACGGATTCAGTATTTGGAAAAACGTTGAGGACACCTGATTCTGTTTTTTCCCTCCCCTCAATATCAGACCGTGCAAACAAAGTGGTAGCTTTTGACTCTGTGGGATCTCCCGTGGTTATCACTCCACCCTCGGGAAGTGCCACCGATGTTTTGCTGCAACTTACAAGTGATGAAGATGGGAAAGGTGATGCTCTAGTTAAAGTAAAACAACCTTTTACTGGTGCAATTTCACGCACACAGCACTCAAAAAATGCGGAAACAGTATCAGTCACTGACTTTATGGATTTATCTACCAGAGTCGCAGGAACCACTGATGATACTTCGGCATTTAAGGCTGCATATAATTACATTTCGGAAAATGGACTGATTGATATTCCTCCGGGAGTTTATGTTGTTGGCGCTATTACTGGAACAAAAAATGTTGTCTGGAATTCTCGCGGTGGAATGCCTTCATCGGGTATTTTCAATCTACCAGGTGTGGTATGGAATCGTTATCAGCAATCAACCATAGTAGATAACTCTAACCCGTTATCCACAGGAACCGCACCATTACGCGTTCGCAAAGTTGCTAATTATACTGGCGGTACAACAGGGTGGGTTAATGCAACATTTCAGGCTGACGTAGAGGCACGCGCAGGTGGTACTAGTTACGAGTGGGCTATACTTGGAAAACTTAACAGCTACCGCACATCTGCAAATGCTTCGGAAGATTGCGCATCTTACTTTCAGGCTACAAAGAATGCGACAGGGAAAGTTTTTGGTCAGGTAGTTGAACTTATTGACTACACAGCAGACCCAACCGTCAGTTCAATAACTCAGGAACTCGATGTCCGAGCTACTGGTCTTGACTCAAATAAAAATCGAATCGCATCTCACATTGTCACTACATCCACAAACGGGCTTGCATCTTCTATTGGGTATGGAATCAGGTTTTCCCCGGACTCACTTGCGCCTATAGATAAAGCAATTAGTTTTGAGAATGTAAACTGCAACTACCTTATTCATCAAAGTAGTTTTAATGTTGATGTTTACGGCACAGTTACTACTAACCGTGGGTCAACTTCTGACAGTCAGTATGGCGCAATAAACTTTGCGCTTGATGGTGTCAATCAGATTTCCCTGCGGGCCATCAGCGCAAGTACTTTTGGCCTTGTTCTTTCAAATACACTCAAGTGGGTATGGGAGACAGGAACGTTTCGTCCACAGACTGATGCCACTCAAAATATAGCATCACCGTCTTTTAGGTGTAATACTGTTTATGCTTCAACCGGAAGTATTAACACGTCAGATGAGCGATTGAAAACATTCCTCGACATCAGTGATGCTGAAAAATCTGCGGCTAAAGAAATAAAAAACGTCATCAGAAAATTTCAGTTTAATGATGCCGTATCAGATAAAGGATCTGATGCAAGATATCATTTTGGTGTTGGTGCTCAGACTGTGCGTGACATTTTGATATCCCACGGGCTGGATGCAGAAAAATACGCATTTTTCTGTCACGACACCTGGGATGATATTTACGAAGACACTTATGAGGAGCAGGAAGTAACTCAGGATGAAGTATGTCGCATAAAACAGGATGATGGGACGTATACAGAAGTAACCCGCGCTGTAACCAGAAAAGTATCAGTAAGCACGGGTAAGACTTTGGTAAAAGCCGCTGGCGATCTGTACGGCATTCGATACGATGAGTTGGCTATGTTTATGATGTGCAACTTATGATTCATATGGATAGTTTATTATCAAGGTGATATTATCTGCGCATTTGCAAAAAGGGAACAAAAAATGCGCAGGATAATTACTTTGCTATTTTTCATATCGTTACATGCAATTGCTGGTGTTACATACATAACTCCTAACATAGATGGTGGCGCATTCTGTAAGTCAGCGTTCCATTCTGATTCAGTTAAAAATAATGAAGATGCAGCAAGATTTTGCTTTAACCATAATGAAGACTCCGCAGATACTATAAAAAATGCTTTGAATAAGATTGATAAAGGAAAAGTATATAGTGGTGATTTTGCTTTAGGGTATACATTAACATTGCCTTTATTTCGTTACTATCAGAAAAACAGCAATGGTGAGTGGGTCATTAACGAAAAATTTTTACGCCATGACCTAAATGTTATAAGTGAAATTAACAGGCCTGTAAACATTTATCTTTCTCTGAACCATTTCACTGACTCAAATGTTGAAATGTCTAAAGAGTTAGCAAAAGATTCAAGAAATATAATGTGGAATGCAAACGGTCCGATGAAAATCTCTGACTATTTCGGTTATCCAGTAATCCCATGGAATATTTCAGATGTAACCTCTCCTATATTTAAGTATAGGGAGAGTGTTATGATATCTGCCTTAAAACAGATAAGTAATATAGTAAATAAGTATCCTGGTAGAATTGTTGGTGTCTCTCTACTTGGAGAAGTCCATCAAATGAACAATGACATACTCGCAGGCCCTTCATACTCTGTAGATATGAACGAGATATCTGATTATTCTCCATCATCAAAAAAAGGATTTACTGAATATTTGACGGAAAGATTTAAAAATATTTCAGAATTAAATGATTTCGCTGGATCTTCTTTCAGTTCTTTTGAAAGTGTAGAACCACCCAGTAAGAATATAAGAAAAGACGTGCTAAGTTCGTTTTTTCAACATAATGATGTTTACTCTTCTGGTATTCTTAATCTATATGGATGGCTTACAGAGAAAAGAAACTGTGATTTCAAATTGAATGTATATATCGATGGTAAGTATTCTGGTGATGCGGAATATGGTCTAAACAGGACTGATGTTGTTGAGGCTATTGGTAGCAAAAATCCCAATGTTGGTTTTAGGTATTCTATAGATTTTAGAAAAATGGACTATGGGATACATAAAATATGGTTAATTGAAAAGTGTGGTAATGATGAGTCATTGCTTGATCAAAGGCTATTCACATACGTAGACAGAAAACAAAGTAAGTCAAATGTTATATTTGATAGTGATTCAACAATTAAATTGCATAATGAAAATACAAAAATTTCTGTAGATGGTCCAGTGAACTCACAGGATGTATTTTATAATCCAATATCAGAGCTTTGGAATGATTATAGAAGTAAGACTGTTTTTGATTACATTTCACATTTTGCCATTATTGCCAGTAAATATATTCCTAAACAGTTGATATTTTCTCATCAAATAACTACTGAAATTAATGGTTCTTGGAATAGTGAAATAACATCTGAATTATTATCTAAAAAGCAGAATAGATATTATTCACAAGGTACAACACTTTATGGTGGGGCAGCGTTTAGTGATGAGTTTTTTAAAATGGCAGCACGTAATAAATGGAAAAGGTATGCTATAAATGAGATCAACCCTATGTCAGATCTCAGTGTTAGTGGGTATATAAACATGATGAAACGCCATCATGAATCTGGTGCTGTATTTATTTCCCCATATTTTATTTCTGTAATTTCAGATGTTCTTCCATCTACAGGGCTTAACATGTTTGAGTTAAAACCGGGAAACACAAAAGTACATTCTGATCAGTTCTACCAGGCGCTAGTTGATATCATGGATAGTCACTAAAAGGTAATTTTTTAGGTAATAATATCCATATTCGGTTTTTTGTGTGTATGATGGACCTCATCTTCTAAGGGGGCTATCATGCACAATAAACGGTGGTTATCATGAGTGCCACGCTCACGGCAGATTCGTTAAATCAAGGATTAAGCCTCAGTGCGCTGGCCTCTGTACTGGCAGGCGTCCCTCCTGAGGTTGCGCTTGGTGCTCTTGCCGGGGCAGTAATATTTGTTACCTCTGCGGTAGAATATCCAATAAAACGACGACTGCTTTTATCCTTTCTCAGCTTTCTTTGCGGCCTTCTTTTTTACAAACCCACAGCATCAATTCTCATCGGTGTAGCCAGTTTAATCCCAACCATTACAGCTGATTCATTTGAGCGCGGGATTGTCTTTTCTTCGGGTGCATTTGTCGCATCAATTGTCGCTGTTCGGATTGGCATCTGGCTTTATCACCGTTCTGATAACCCACGGGATTTGATCAGGGGGCATGACGATGACCAGTCATGAGTTTTGGCTACTTGCTAATTCGATAATCTGCGGCGCTATCGCATTCCGGGTTCTTCTATTTCGCCGCCAGGGTTCCCGCCACCGGTGGTGGGGTGGATGGCTGGCGTACCTGCTTATTGTCGTGGCCGCCAGCGTACCGATCCGGACGTTCTACGGCTATTACATCTCAGCGGACTGGTCTGAGGTGATTATCAAAGGCGTGTTCCTGGCTGCCCTGATAAAGACAAAAGGGAACGTGGTGCAAATATTTAAAATGTCGAGGTCATGACCATGGATATTACTCAGTTTCAACGCGCCGCCGGGATCAATTCTGAGATGGCTAAACGCTGGTATCCACATATCACCGCCGCAATGCAGGAGTTCCGCATTATTAAGCCAGACGACCAGGCAATGTTTATTGCGCAGGCAGGACATGAAAGCGGTAGCTTCTCGCGCCTGGTGGAAAGCATGAATTACAGCATTGCTGGCCTGGCGAATTTCGTTCGCGCTGGACGCTTAACACAGGCGCAGGCCAACGCATTAGGACGCAGGCAGGGTGAACCATCGCTGCCACTTGAGCGCCAGCGCGCCATTGCCAATCTCGTTTACAGCAAGCGCATGGGCAATAACGGTCCGGGAGACGGGTGGAATTACCGCGGGCGAGGACTTATCCAGATCACCGGCCTGACGAATTACCGCGACTGCGGCAACGGGCTGAAGGTCGATCTGGTATCGCAGCCTGAGCTGCTGGCGCAGGATGTGTATGCAGCCCGGAGCGCGGCGTGGTTCTTTGCCAGCAAAGGCTGTATGAAGTATCCCGGTGACCTGGCGCGGGTCACGCAGATCATCAATGGCGGTCAGAACGGTATCGACGACCGGCGCGCGCGTTATGCCGCTGCCCGTAAGGCGCTGTTATGATCATGTCAGCAGTGAAAGCATACTGGAAACAGTTGCTTATCGTCGTGATGCTTGCTGCTCTGGCCGCTGGCGGCCGCATAGCCTGGGTTAACCATGGTGAAACGCAGTATGCCGCCGGGTATGCGCAGGCGCAGACAGATCAGAAACAGGCTGATGATAAGGCCAGGTCACAACGTGATCAGGAGAAAACACAAATTGAACGTGAAGCACAATCCCGTATTGATGTGGCGCGTATTGATGCTGAGCATGCTAATACCGCTGCTGACGGCCTGCGCGCCGAGCTTGACAAAACCAAGCGACTCGCCGAACACTATACCGGATCTTTCCCCGCTGGCACGCCAGCCAGCAAGGTCATCAGTGTGCTCGCCGACATGCTTGAAGAAAGCAACCGAGTTTACAACGCAACAGCAGCTGAGGCTGAAAAGTATCGGATTGCAGGAGAATCCTGCGAGCAGCAATACGACTCCCTGAAGAAGCAAAAAACGGGGCACTAATTTTCGGTGACGGTATATAAAACGGTACGGTGAAATTTAGTTTTTAAAAAAGTGTTGCCAGTCAATTGGTTATATCATCCGTAAATAATTGAGTGGGAATGATTTACAGCTAGTTCATAGCTAATCATTTCTATTCAAAACCATAATTAACCCTCTGTTTATCGGAGGGTTTTTTGTTTTTATCTATTCATATCTATTCACTCTACCTCATATTTTTTGACGGTACGCGTGACGGTATTACCCGTAAGGTATAATCTCATACCGACAAATCAGGGATGCCTTACGGGTGAATTGTGCTTACCGATACCAAACTGAAAAACCTCAAGCCGCAGGACAAAATTTATAAAGTCTCCGACCGTGACGGGCTCTATGTTGCCGTGCTTACGTCGGGCTCAGTCTCGTTCCGCTATGACTATCGCATTAACGGTCGCCGGGAAACACTGGTGATCGGACAGTACGGTCGTGACGGTATCAGCCTGGCAGAAGCGCGTGAGGAACTAATATCCGCCAAAAAGCTGCTGAAGGCAGGCCAGTCGCCGTCTGCGGCGAAACGTGACGGTATTAAAAAGATACGCGGCGCCGAAACGTTCGCGGTACATACCGACGCCTTTATGCGGCATGTCGTACTGGCGGACAGTACGCGAGCAATGAAACAGTCGGTAATTGATCGGGACATAATGCCGGTGCTGGGCAATAAGGTGATGGCGGAAATCACAACATCGATGGTGCGCGACTTATGCGATCGAATAGTCGAGCGCGGAGGCCGGGCGACGGCAGTCCAGGCCAGGGAGATAATCAGCAGCGTTTACCGGTTCGCGAATGACCGCGGGCACGGACTGCTCAACCCGGCGGCCGACATCAAACCATCATCGATCGCCATGTTTAAACCGCGTGAGCGCTGTCTTCAGCCTGAAGAGATCGGGATATTTTTCCGCACGCTGGATAATGTCGGGGCTATGGCAACGATGAAACTGGCGCTTAAACTGGTGCTGCTGACGCTGGTACGCAAAAGCGAGTTCACAGAAGCTACCTGGAAAGAAGTCGATTTCAAAAAATGCACCTGGACGATCCCGGCATCGCGCATGAAGGGCAGCCGTTCCCACGTAATCTATTTGCCAACTCAGGCACAGGATCTGATGGTCGGCCTGCAAATGTGTGCTGGTGGTAGTGAATATCTCATACCCGGGCGCTACTCCGTCAGCAAGCCGCTATCTAATGGCGCGCTCAACAGGTTAATTAATACGACCGTAGAAACAGCGCAGCGCGAAGGCCTGGCGCTTGATCACTTCGCGGTACATGACCTGCGCCGTACGGCCAGCACGCTTCTGCATGAAGCAGGATATCCATCAGACTGGATAGAGAAAGCGCTGGCACACGAACAGAAGGGCGTAAGGGCGGTGTATAACAAAGCGGAGTACGCCCGGCAGCGCACTTACATGCTCCAGCAGTGGGCTGACATGGTTGATGCCTGGATAGCAGGGGAGCACACGGATCTGATTTCTTTCTCCCCGGTGAAGTTTGAGAAGTGGATGGAAGGGAAGTAGCCGCCGGTGGCGGCTAAATAAAGTAGTCTGCCGGTTCGCCATGGCTGGCTGCGGCCTCGTTTGCTTCCCGGCGCAGGCTCAGAAACTGCCCGACAGGATCCCAGCTATTCAGGATGCTATCGAGAGCTGACTGGCTGTGACGTGTCACAAGGCGCTTCTTAAGTAACGCCGCGCAGCCGCGAATATTCGCCCTGGTTGGCCCGCTCAGCTTCATGCACAGACACATGGTGATTAGCAGATCCGCGTATTCATCGGCGGCAGCCGCCAGCATCACCGGGTCCATTCGCTGCTGCATTTCAGGTAACTGGTGCTTCAGGCTCACTGCGCATTCTCCCCTGGTTATCACCTGGTGCCAGCGGCGCGTTACGCAGCACCGCGGTTAACATTTCCTTCACTGAGAATTCAGGTAGAAACTGATCTTCTATCCCGATACCACCGGCGCGCATAACGCTCTCCCGCTCGTATCTCTCCGCGTCGTTACGGGTCATGCTGCGTTCCTTTTCTCAATAAGATGAGCACCGAAACGCATCAGTTCGTCACGCCTAACGGTGGAGAAGTGGCAATGAGTACGAGGCCACGGATGCCAGATAATAAGCATTGACCCTTTTGGATTTCCTGAAACAGCCTTCCCGTTTGCATCGATGAATGACAGGCGACCGCCAGTGATAAACCGTACTTCACTTGCCGTCTCAATTGCCTGAATAAACCAGCCGACAGAAGTATCCGCAGGCAATAACATTACACATCCGATCCGGCCCCACTTATTTTCATGCGCAGCTTTATCAACGAATGGGCCAATGTCGCTATATGGTGGGTTCATCCATACATAGCCTTCCGCATACCCCATGGCCTGTGACCATGCCGTAGTAAGCGTGTTCTCTTCTTCAGAGATAAACAGACGGCAAAGACGGTTTTCTTCCGATGCTGCTGCGTCCATCTGGAAAATAAACTCGGCATTCAAAGCTGCGAAAATTTCCGGCGGCGTGCGCCATGTGTCACGCAGAGATTCAGGCGTTTTACTTCCCCCGTAGTCAGTCATGCTGCCACCCTCTTACTGTTTAACTCTTCAGCCAGGCGCTGAGCTTTGAGGGGATTTCGTATCACTCTGCCACCCGGGGCAATCCATCCCTGTTTTTGCTCCGAGTAAATCATGATGATTCGGCCTACACGGATGTTGTCTTTTGCGTTAGTCATAGATCACCCCGCACGTTGCACAAACGCCTGAGTAATCACCGCGGCGCAGACCATTGCTTTTGGTGATGCACTGATCGCGGCGGATAGCGATCCGCGCACGTTCCACTTCACCAACCGCAACATCCAGGCATTCAAGCCAGAGGCGCGCAGCAATACGGTACTGTCCTTGTCGCTCCCGGCTCATCGCTTTCTTCTCGATCTCCATCGCTGCCTGACTGGTGGCTATCGACTTTTCCACGCGACGTTGGGACGCGTAGTCCTGGTGATATCTTTGCATCTTCACTGACTGGTTCATTTCAACCACCCTTCTGTTGTGAGGATGACGCCCAGCAATGTCAGCCAGGCGAATACAGCGGCCAGATAAACGTACCAACCTGACCAGCGTTTCCAGTGGCGGGTTAGCGTTCTCATGCTGCGCTACTCACTGGCCGGTACTTCCTGAGCTCAACCGGGGGCTTTTTTCCGGTGTATACTTCCGGGCTTTCTGCTTTGCGCTTATCAAGCCACTGCTCTACTTCTTCCTGAGTCCATGCGCAGCGGCGATCGGTGATATACCAGCGCTTGGGAAATTCGCCTGCTGCTTCCATGCGATCAATGGTGCTCCATGACAGCGGCACCACTTCCAGCAATTTCTTTTTATCTAATGCACCTTTCATAGTTACGTCTCCTGGTTGCATCAGCGGCGCTCGCGGCGCCGCGGTGGTGTTAAATTGATTCGCCGCTTAATTCATCGCGTCGGATGGTGTAAACGTCAGTGGCCTTCGCCAGGCGTTCATCGTCATTGACCAGGTGTTTCGCCACGTATTTGTAGGCTTTGTCCAGATCTGCGACGGTGTTGTAACGCATTGCCGCATCGCAAAACGCGCTCAGTATTTCTTCTGGATCCCGGTCGTCTGCTGGCTTTTTAGTTTCTTCATGCTTCTGCTCAGGCTTCGCATTAATGAGGCTGTTCATGCCTGATGCAGTGGCAGCCGGCGGCGTAACATCACGCTCAATGCGCGGTGCCGCCTCCTGTAGTTCGTCAGGGGTGTACACGCCGAGCAGGACATCAGGGGCATGCAGCCGCGCCCAGCGTTTAGTGCAGAGATATGCGAGCTGTTGGCGCGGATCCTGCTCCCATAACGGCGAGTTCCGCACACCTGCCTGGGCCATGCTGATTGTCAGCGTTCGAGGTTCGGATTCGCCTTTAAGCGTTGCCCATACGGTTACCGTGAGGCCTGGTGATTTTTCCGTTTTCCCGTTTACCTTTGACCAGTCACCATCCCAGCGATAATTAAGGCGACTTGCCAGCAAGTTTGAGGAGGACACTACCGCGTTAACCAGTTGTGCTTCATAGCCCAGGGTGCCGTTAACAACATGCGTTTTCTGCGCCACGGCGAACGGGTTCATGCCCCACTGTGCAGCCTGCATCGTTACTGCCAGGCAGTCAGCTGGCTTGCCAGCGAGGTGAGAAGGTACGGTCGCTTTGCTTTGCGCCATCAGGTCTGCGAAGCGAACCAGTTGATTTAGCCCTTCAGGGCTGAAAATCGCTGCAGCGGTGCCAACGGTAGCGCCTGGCTGCGCGGTCAAAGTGAGATCGTTGCTCATAAGTACATATCCTGTTTACGTGCCCACTCAGGGCGTTTAATGGTTTCCACGCCGCCCCATTCATCCGAAATGCGGCACTGGTGATAGGTATTCAGATCCCGGCGAAACAGTGCGTGCCCGGCGTCGATGTCCGGCGCATCCAGTTCAAACACGCGTACCGGGTAGCGACCGCAGTCAATGGTTTCGCTTACGGCGATAAAGAAGAAACCAGGGGATTCTCCTGTTACCTGCTTAAAGCCCTCGCGGTAGAAAGCGTCCTGTACGTGATACCGGAACTCTTCTACGTGGCGCGAAAAGCGATCCATATCGGCGACTTTTTTCACATCGACGATCACAGGGTGCTGGCTCAGATAACGGTCAGGACGGATCCGGCAAAGCTCACCCGTTTCCGGGTCATTCCAGTACATTGATGCTTCGCAATAACCGTCTTGCTCCAGCATCCAGCGCGCCGCCGGGTGGGCCATGACACTGTCACGCATCAGAAGCAGTTTGCGACCTTGCTCTGCGTCCATTACCATCATGCCCATACCTTCCACATCACGCAGGAAGGCGGCTTCATCCTCTTTGCCAGCGGTAGTACGCCGGTTGAACTGCGGCGCCACAATGAATCGCTTATCGAATTCATCCGGCTCAAGAAGCAGGCAGTGCAGGGCGGTCCCCATGTCCAGCGCTTTCATCTTTTCGGTATCGACCGGCGCTGATTTCTGCCACGGGAGAAGCGCCGGGTTCAGCGCCACCATATCCAGCTGGGACTTACTCACGCCGTCCCCGGCGTGGTAGTCTTCATTGCTAATGTCGAAATAGATGCCAGGTTTCATGCCGCATCCCTCGCGCTGTCGATTTTGTCCGCCAGGTCATAACGGGCCGCGATTCCTGACAACTCGCGCATCATTGCGCCCAGGGTTTCTTCGAATTCGATATCCTCAAAAACCATTGCGACGACATCGCGGCGGACGCCTAAACCTTCCCAGCGCTGGCGCAGCACGTCCTGAATTGAGTAGTTTTTAACTGCCTGATCCAGCTCTTCCTGGCGTGCATCGACTTCTTTGGTGGCTGCATAATCAGCATCGAAACTGGACATGATTTTTTTCAGCCTCTGTACCTGTAAAAAGCACATAAACACCTCAATAATTGATGGTGAGGAATGCAACTTTGTTAGTAGCCACGGCACAAACCACATCCTTAGCTACTGACTCTTCAATGCCCTGAGCGACAAGATCAGTAATCACTTTCCTGTTAACTGTTCTGCGATGCTCTTTATCTGCTGCGCGGCGGGCTTGTTCATCGGCGATGCGTTTTGCTTCAGCCAGGCGTGCTGCTTCCGCCTCTTCCTGGCGCCGGCGCTCGGCAGCAATGGCTTCCTGCTTCTCGCGTTCAGCCCGTTCAGCTGCTTCTTTCTTTTCGCGCTCGGCCCGTTGCTGAGCTTCAACGCGCTCTCGTTCAGACCGCTCGGCTGCGGCCTTCAGTTCTGCTTCACGACGTGCCGCTTCTTCGCGATCACGTTGCGCCGCTGCTTCGGCGTCGAGGCGGGCCTGTTCTGCCGCCTGACGTTTCAGTTCTTCTTCGTGGGCGATGCGTTGGCGTTCTGCTTCGGCGCGGGCTTCTGCGAGCTCCCTGTCTTGCCTTTCGTTCATCAACAGAGCCAGTTCATGATCTGATTCGATTCGAGCCGCAAACTGGATATTGAAGTCAGCATTCATTCCCAGCGCCTCTTCGTGCCATGCGTTCATCTGGTTTTCGGCGGCGATACGTTCCTGTTCTGCTTCCCACTCGGTTAGCGGGCGGCGCACTTCATCACGCAACTCATCGCAGGCATTCACGAAGCGGCGTAGCTCTGCTTCTGCGGGTTTCACGGATTCTTTCAGATGACGCAGGTAATCACGCCCCGGTTTTTCGATAGCTGTCTTGCTGCGGGATACCTGCGCGGAAAGTGATGCAACGCGGGCGCGGCCCTTCGCTGTGGACAGGTCCGGCACTTCGTTAACCTCAGCGCGGATTTGTTCAAGGAATTGTTCCAGCCCATTTGGCACGTACAACACCGGTGCCTGCTCCGGTTTAATTTCGATAATTGCTAATTCACTCACTTGCTCACCCCCATTTCCAAATCAGTTTTTGCTGCCACCTTGGTCACAAAAGCCCATGTAATGGCTTCTCGCAGAGTGCGGACCTTTGTACTCATCAGCCCGCAAGCAGTAACGCAGTACCATCCGTTAATGATTTTCCATTGCATGTTTTTACTCCGATTGAAACCAGCCGGTTTCCCGGCTGCAGACTCAGAAGTTCCAGGCCTTGGCTGATAACTCTGCTGCCAGTCTTCTTGCCTCCGCCTTGCCGCTGACTTCATAGCGTTCATCAGTGACCTTTCCATCAACGCCGATCACCAGGAATTTAGTGCCGCGGCTTGCGTAGTAATGAGCTGTTTTCATCTTTCACATCCGTTCAATCGTTACCGTTGAGGTAATAATTATGCGTATGTGATTCGATGTCAATAGATATGAGCACTAAAAATTACCTCAAGGGTAATTATTGGGGTGTAAAAAAAGCCGCTCAATGGCGGCTTAGTTATTGAAAGTTATGTGTATTATTCGTGATTTTTACTGTTCTGGATCATCACGAAATCAATGAAACTTTCGACTTTTTCTTTTTCACTGCGGGGTAACAATGCATAACGCGAGCGGTCGTATTTAATCGCGCTCGGGTCGTCTGGCGGTATCAACAGTTCGTAACCACGCCGCCCGAACGCCGCGGCAATTGCATCCAGGTTAGCAATCGTAATAGACGTCTCGTTACGCAGCAGCCGGTTTATTGAGGACTGGCTTAACCCGGATGCTTCTGCAAGTTTTTGCTGAGATGAAAGCTCACGGTTTTCACTCATCCAGGCGCGCAGGTTATGCGCTGCCAGCTCGCATGCATCGGTTGTATCAATTTTGCTTTCTTCCTGCCGCATGGAAAGTTTGTGATCGATATCCAGCCAGTTGGTTGGTTTATTCGCCGCTTTCTCAATTTTGCGCGCAGACTGATCACCGATTATCTTCTTACCATTCGCCCAACGGTTGATAAGGTTGGGTTGCGTTACCATTCTTTCCGCCAGGCGAGACTGCACGCCGTTAAATTCACGGTCGATTACGTCATTCAGGTTTTCTCGGCGAACGTCGTGGATGCTTTTCATGTCAGAAAATTATTTCTCGGATGTGAATCAATTGGTGATTCAATTTAAAGCGATTTTACCTGTGGGGTAAATGCACCCAAAAGGTAACAAACCTTGATTTTTATTACCTGATGGGTGAATATTTATTATCTGAAATGAATATCAGGCAATAGTCATGAGCGATACTACCCAATTTGATTTTAAGCGGTGCTGGCTGGCGTTAACGCCTGATGAGCGTGAAGCGTTTGCCAAAGAGGCCGGGACAACCAGTCACTACATTCAGACGCACATTACGGGGAAACGTAAATTGCCCGGTAAGCGTTTGATGGATGGGCTTTTTCGCGCATCAAGATCACATGGATGGGTGAGAACAAAACCTGAGCTTGTTTCCTTTTTTTATTCCTGATCACACTTCTTAACCACACAGACCGCCTTCCGGCGGTCTTTTCATATCTATTGACACCCCTTAGGTAATAATTACCCGTATTTGGTTGATCTTTTTTTCTCTAAAGCACAAAATCACCGATAACCATAACCAAACAGAGGCCCGTCTAGTGAAAATTGTCACAAGAATGGAGGCGGCAAAAGCTGGTTTTAATCGGTATTTCACCGGTAAACGCTGCCGAAATGGTCACCTCGCTGAACGATATGTTCTCAACGGAACATGCGTGCAGTGCGCGCAAGAAAGCGCTAACAAACATCGTAATGAATTCACAACAGCCCTCCGCGCTGCCCAGGAAGCAACATGAACATCTATCAACGCATCAATGGCGCTGACTGGCGCAATATCTGGGTAGTAGGCGATCTGCATGGATGTTACTCGTTGCTCATGTCTGAACTGGAGCGCATTGAATTCGACCCGGCGCGCGACCTGCTGATCTCGGTTGGCGATCTCATCGACCGAGGTGCAGAAAATGTGGAGTGCCTGGACCTGATTTATCAGCCGTGGTTCAGGGCTGTGCGCGGTAACCACGAACAGATGATGCTGGATGGCCTTTCCCCGCATGGCAACGTCAATCACTGGATCGCCAATGGCGGTGACTGGTTCTTCTACCTCGATTACGACAAAGAGGTGCTGGCGAAAGCGCTGGCGCACAAAGTGGCTGAGCTGCCGCTGATCATCGAACTGGTGACCGGCGATAAAAAATATGTCATCTGCCATGCCGATTACCCGTACGACGAATATGAGTTCGGCAAGCCAGTCGATGCCCGGCAGGTGATATGGAACCGCGAAAGGATTTCCGATTCACAGGACGGCTTGGCGAAAGAAATAAAAGGCGCTGACCTGTTCATCTTCGGGCACACTCCGGCGCGCATGCCGCTGCGCCACGCTAACCAGTATTACATCGACACCGGTGCCGTGTTCTGCGGCAACCTTACCATTCACGAGTTACAGAATGGGAACACTTATGACAACTGATAATGCCTACCAAATAGGCTGGCTGTTACTGCTGGCTGCCGCGCTAGTTCAGGACTGGCTATACATCCGTATAAGGGGGAGAGATGGCGCGCATTCGAACAATTAAGCCTGAATTCTGGACTGATGAAGATATGTCTGAAGTCTCGGAATCGGCCTGTCTTCTGGCAATCGGCCTACTGAATTACGCCGATGATGAAGGCTACTTCAACGCCAACCCGAAGCTGATTAAAGCCGCTATTTTCCCTATACGGGAGCAGTCCCGTAGTATTCCGGTACTGATGCAGGAGCTTTCCAGCGTAGGGTATATCAGCTTGTTTTCCGGCCCTGACAGCAAGATCTACGGGCTTGTGAATAACTTTTCCAAGCATCAGGTCATAAATAAGGCAAAAAAGAGCATAATCAAACACTTATGCACAGTACCGTGTCAGTACAGTATAGATACGGGAGGGCTACCACCTGGAAGGGAAGGGAAAGGAAAGGAAGGGAAAGGAATAAAAGAGACCGCTGAGGATTTTTTTCCTCCTGTGGATAACTCAGAGCAACCCCCACAGAACGATCCGTCAGCAAGAAATGCCCTACTGAATGGCTATGCTCCACCAGGCGGGTCTTGTTCGCTGGACAAGTTCGGTATGAGCGAAGACTGGCAACCAGATAATGATTTCCTGCGTCGGGCGGCGTTATGGGGCGTAAACCTGACCGGTGAAGTAACTCCTGAAGAGCTCGCTGACTTCGTTACTTACTGGAAAGCAGAGGGTAAAGCGTTTCATCACGATCAGTGGATGCAAAAGCTGGCGCGGAGCGTGCAACAGTCCAGAACGCAGAAACAGCCAGGCGGCGGAAACAAGCGGCATGATGCGGCTTTTAAGGCTTGCCATGAAGCAGTGGACTACAGCGGTATCCCTGACGGCTTTACAGGTTAGAAGGCAGGCAGCGCAGAGGCGCATTTTTTTACGTTGTGATTATTACCTGCAAGGTAAAAAATAATGAGCATATCTATTGAATTTAATTCTTATGTGGTTTTAAATTACCTGAGAGGTAAGGCATGAAAAATCAGTTGCAGGCTCTGGGCCGTCTCAAGTCTGGCCAGATGAATAAAACCGAGGAGTCGTACTGCCAGCACCTTGAGCTGCGTAAGCACGCCGGGGAAATCGCCTGGTACCGCTTTGAGGGAATCAAGCTGCGACTGGCGGATAACACGTTCTACACGCCTGACTTCGCAGTGATGCTCACCACCGGCGAGATGGAATTGCACGAGGTGAAAGGGTTCTGGACAGACGACGCCAGGGTAAAAACCAAAGTCGCCGCAGATCAGTACCCGTTCCGCATCATCGGCATCACCGTGAAGCCGAAGAAAGCAGGCGGGGGCTGGAAGGTCGAAGAATTCTAAATCAACGATCCTTTTTGAATTCAAAGTAATCAATAACTTAAACGGGTAAGCGGGGGTAATGATGGGAACGACTATCAAAGAGTTAGTACGCCGTGGGCATGATCTGGCATCTGAGCTAAAAGCCGACTGCGGCGCGGTAGACGTGCGTAGCGTGGCTAATTTGCTGACCGAGCTTGCATCGGCGCTGGACGTGCAGAGTGCGCGTAGTGATGCGCTGTCGGCTGAACTGAAGCAAAGCAAGATTGACGCCGGATGTTACAAGCATGGTATGGAGCAGTCGAATAAACGGCTGACAGAAATTGCA